CCGGCCTCTGCGCCGCGTTGTAAATGTCGTCGGCAATTGCGCGCACCAAAGGGATCTGTTGAGCCGGCGGCGTCATGCGCTCATACTCTTGCAGCGCCCGCAACGTCTGAATCTGGACGGGCCGCGTCACAGTCATCCGGTTGTTCTGCGTCACCTGATCAAAAACTGAGCCAATGCGCTGGAACGCCTGATCCATCACGTCGGGCGTGGCGCGCGGCGAGTCGATGCCAGCCCGTCGCAGCGCTGCTGCCGTGAACTGTTCAGCCGCTTGCGTGTTGAGCGTGGCCCCGCGGTTGCCGGTAAATGGCATGTCTTGAATTGCGCTTTCCATCCATCGCAGGGGCTTGCGTCCCGTCTCTTGCCCCGCCGTCGTCGCCGTAACGCCTTCGTTGCGGAGCGTCTGCACCATCTGGTTGCGCACGGGCTGGGCCGCAAATGGGGTCACCGCCGTCGGTCCCAGCATGGCCCCGCCGATGCGCGCCCATGGCTCGGCCTTGGTCCCCTCTGTCAATTGTCCGGCAACTTCACTTGCCACGCCTGGAGCCAGCACGTTGCGAATAGCGCGTGCGCCAAGCTGGGCACCCATATTGGCCGCGCCACCGGCCGGGAACAGCACGCCAGGGGCAAACTCACCTACCGCTCCAGCGACCTTGCCGAGGCGCGTCTGAGGGTCGTATAGCGGCCCTGTCAGATGGTTTTCGGTAAGCCGCTTCACCGTGTCATAGGTGGCGTTATAGGGCTCCGGCGCGACGAGATTGTCTTTGGCTCCGAACTGTCGTCCTGCCGCGTTGATGCCCGCGCGCCCCAACGTCTCAAGGCTGCCAGGAAGAGACGCCAAGCCAATAGCGCCCTTGGCTACGCCACTTGCAAACCCCTTGGCCATGTCCTCGCCGAGACCCGGTGCATCAGGCATCTTCGGAGAAAACCGGGCAGCGCGCGGGTCAAGTGGTTGGCGGCTCGTGTCATTGCTCGCCATCTGCTGTTGCACGTAGCCGAGAATGTCCTCCTGAGAGGCATGGTCGGGCGCCGTGATCTCATAGCGCCCGCCGTCCGGTCCCGTGATCTCGTAGCGCGCCATCAGTCGAGCCTCTTAATCGACCATCCGCCGTTAGCCGGTTGCTCACCGCCGGCGCCCACGCCCTTGGTCGCGAAGTAGTGCAGGATGTCGTCGTAAGTCGCTTTTTCGCGACCTTCGAGCTTAGCGCCGCGGTACTTGGCGAAGAACTCCGCAGGCGCAATCTGGCCGGACGCCACCGCCTGCGCATCAGATGCAAAGCCGCCCGGCTGCGGCCCTGTCACCGCGCGCTGTGTCATCAGCTTCTGCACGCGTTCGCCTTCGACAGGCCCATTGGTGACGCCCTTCTCCGAAAGGCCCTGCATGCGGCGCACAGCGTCTTGTGCTTTTGGCGATAGAAGCTCTAACGGTTCCCTAGTCGTGCCCATGCCTCGGTTGTACTGATCTGCGAGCGATGCAATACGGCCTTCCAACAGCGCAATTCCTTCGCGCACCGCCGCTTGAAGAGCAGGCTTGCTTTGCGCCTGCCCTAACGATTTTTCCCATTGGACGAGATCATGTACGTTGCCGCCAGTCCCGCGAAAGGCTCGCGTCAACTCATCGACGACAGCCGTCTTGGCTAGATGGTACTTCGACAAGTTTGCTTGGAGTTTTGTGTCACCTGTCTGCGTTCCCCACGCCTGTTTCATCGCATTCCAGCTCGGGTAATCGCTATTGTCTAAACCGTCGATTGCGTCATAGAGCGATGACAGATGCGAAATAGCCGTGTTGAATGAACTTATATTCTGGGCCGACTTTCCTGCCGCGAAATCACTCCTCGTTTTGTACCGCGCGCCGTAGTTCACCGCGTCAAAACTCGGGTCGTACTGGCTGACGTGCGCAACCATCTGTTGCCAGTAGGGCTTCGAAGCCGCAAATCCTGTTGGGAAAGCTAGACGGCCCTCAGCCAAAGCTTTGACCTGTTTTGCTGTCTCACCGTCGAGCGTCTTGAGGTAAGCGTCTCCCGTCGGAAGTTCAGCGCCGGGCGGACTTGCTGCGGCAGCTTGCCCATTGGCCCCACCTGTCACCGTCGCCGGTGTGATGCTCTGTTTATAGCGGTCGACGAACCCCTTCACAGGATTGCCGAACCGATCCGTTCCGGTCGCCGTGAACTCTGGCAGATCGGCGCGTTTCTCTTGCCCCTCCAGATGGGCTATGTTTGCCTGCGTCTGCTGGATCAGCAGAGGGTTCATTTGCTGGGCTTGGATGTATTGCAACTGGCCCATCTTCATCTCTTGGTCGAGCCGCTGACGCTCCATCTCCAAGCGCTGCTGATCAAACGTCAGCTTTCTCTGCGCCAGCGCGTTCTGCTGGTTGGACTCGAGAGCCTGTTGGATAGGGGAAAAGTCGAGAGGCTTCGGGACCGCGTAGCCCGGAAGGTAGCCAAGAAAATTGACCATCAGCCGCCACCCTTTCCGCCCATCGCTTTCGCAGCCGTACCGAGCATGTTGAGGTAGTTCTGAGCAAAGAGGTTATTCGCGCCAGCCATCGCGTTGCCGTACTGGATCGCGTTGCCTGCGCGCTGCTGCGCGAATCCGCCGTAAATGTTGCCGAGTGCATTGCCTTCACCGCTGGCAAGTCCCGCCATGCCTTGTGCCGCATTGAAACCCTGTTGCCCGTAGCCGCTCAGCCGGTTCCAATAGTTATTGAAGTCCTGGCTGCCTCGCTCAAGGTTCGCGCGTGCCACAGCAAGCTGTGCAGGCCCAGAGCCACCGCCCCAGCCTTGAGCGTTCTGCATTCGGCCAAGCTGCAAATTGGCAAAATCAGCGTTGGACTGCCGAAACGGGTCTGACCCGGCATACGACGCATAAGCGGCCTTCTGCTTATCCGCGCCGTTGACGCCAAGATAATCGCCCATGAGGGCATTCGTGCTCGCGCCCGCCTGAAAATACGGGTTGAAGTAACCGCGCGCCTCGCCGTAACCGGCTTTTGTGGCGTCGGTTGCCTTCCCTTCGCCTTGGTTCATGTAGCCCTGGCTCTGGCCATAGGCTTGTTCGATGGATTTCTTTGCGCTGGACCCCGTGAACGAGCCCCAGAAGTCGCCAAACAGGCTCATATGTCCCTCACGTAACCGGAGTGTTGTCTGCGACCCGGAACCAAGCGTTTCCACTGCAAAACGCCACGCAAGCCCCGCCTGATGCGTTCGTCACCCATTTCAGTGTGCCGTCGCGCGCATGCCCGAGGTTGGCCACCGTCGATTGCGGCAGCACGAACGAGGTTGTGCGTCCGTCATTCCAAATCCGCGTGAAAAACGCGTACCAGCCTCGGCCAAGCTGCCCGTTCGCTTCCATCAGCGGTTCATCGGGACGCGGTAGGCTCATGGCATGTATCCGTCATCAACCAGACGGAGGTTGCCGCGCATGTTGGCGTTGCGAGTGTTTACGTTCGCGGAATTGTACAGATTGCCGGCATCACCCGCGCGAAGCCCACCCTTCTCAGCTTCAAACTTTGCGACTTTGGCCTTAAGGCCATTCAGGTGCATCGAGTTTGCGGGAGTTTCACCAATAGGTTGGCCGTGCCAGAAATTGCCTGCCACTGTTGGCGCGCTTTGCGGCTGCCGTTCCATGAAGTAGGCAATGCCGAGATCGCGATTGGCCGCATTCGGCAGCATTGCTCCAACCGCGCGACCCGCGCCGTATCCTGCCGCCCCCATGCCGCCCCAGAGCGCCGCGCGCAACGCAGCCTCGCTCATGTTCCCGTGATGCAACTGCCCGCCGATGTCGCTTGCAGCATCGAGAACGCCGACGGGAGGAAGCCATGCCGCCGCATTCGATACTTTCGACGCCAGCGCATTCACATGCTGCTCGGGCACGCCCGCGGCGCGGTACGCGTCCATCAGCATGAACGGCAGGTTGTCCGAGAGGTAGCGCGGCTGATACGGCTGCATGAGCGCATTGGTTGTTGGCTGGCCTGGTTGATAGGCCGGGATCACCGAAACGTCGGTTAGCCGTCCCCAATAGGGGTTATTTGCATCGCTCATGGGGGCAACACCGTATATTCGACCGCGGCACCCATCAGCCCGCGCGCCACCTTGGCCGAGGCTGAGAACTCAAACGTGAAACCATTGACAGGCGCGGTGCCGATCCGAGTCCACACCACGCGTTGGATGTCCTGGCCTTGGGCACCGATGCTGCGCCGAAGCTCAGTGCTCCACTCTTTGCCGTTGATGGAGTAGCGCATCGAGACCGTCGGGCTGATGTCCTGGGCGTTGCCCTGGCCAGCGCCTACGCCCGGCACCACGTCAAGATAGACCGCGTTGATCTCGATCCGGTTGGGCGCCGCGTGCACGGGAGGCGTGCGCACCGTGACAATGAGAGGATCACCATCGTCGTCGTAATAGGTCGGGGATTGCGTGTAGAGAACCGGGGACGTGGCATCGCCGGCGATGAGCTGCGACCCAAGCTGGGCATATTGCGACACCCGTGAGCGTCCGAGCGCATGGCTTCCATCGTGCCACTGCTGCGTCTTCAGATCATAAATCAGCGTCCAATTCGTGCCGCTCCATTCGAGGAACGTGCGGCCAAACTCGTTTCGAACCGTGCCAGTAATCGTGGATGGGTTTGCTTCGGCCGCCATCACCCGATTGACGTAGGGGTTGCCGATTTCGGACGGCACGTCGCCGTTCATAACCCTCACGCCGGCAAAGCCGTTTGCCGTCGCGGCTAGAAAAAACACCGTGTCGAGCGTGTCAATCACGCCGCCGGCGCAATAAGCACCCACCGACATCGCTGATCGAAACGACACCGGAGCATCGCCAGAGCCGTCGTTGAGATACCAGACCTCAATCGAGCGGTTCCCGAACAGAAGCAGATCGCGACCGCGCGCTTTGCCGATCAGCAAGGGGTCGGGATTCGTTCGCGCGTAAGCGAACGCAAGGCCATCCACCGCCGTGGCATCGTCGAGGTTGCCCCACATAAATTTGCCGGACGGCAGCGACGACGTGAACATCATGTAGCCGCCAAGGAAGGCGATCGAGTTTGGCGACGACAGGTCCGGGTCGTTAATCTGCGTCATCACGTTGTTGTCGATGACGAAGTAAAGCCCGTCACGCACGACGCCAATCTGAGGCCCCGCGGTGCGCGTGTTCCGCGCCATCGTCACGAGGCCATCGCTCGGAATGCCGCCGAGAATCGTAGCCACGCCGCTCTGATCCACCTTCGACATCACGCGGCCGGCGACCACATAGAGCGTGTCATCGGTCGCCAGCATGCGCTGCACGCCACCCGTGCCGCCGAGGCTTGAGAAGTGCAGGCGCCCGCTGTCAGCATAGATCGGCCACTGAACGCGGCCTTCTTTCCCCGCCTCTTCGACGTGGCAATTGATGAGCTGCGCCACGCCTGCATGAGGGTAGCGGCCGACGTTCGATTGTGAACCGAGGTCGATAGGCTTGAGCTTCATTGGATCTCGTTGATCGGCACGCTGTATGGCCAGCGGCGCGACGGCAGACGCACCAAAGCAGGATCAAATTGCGCATCGGGCGTGCGCAGGAAGTTAGACGTGATGTTGAGCCACCCGGCGCGGGCGCGTTTGGCAAGGTCTGGCGAGACCTCCTTGCCGAAGCGACCCGCAATCGTACGGGCCAGCATGGCAATTACGCCGTCTTCGAAGTCAACGATCAAAGGAAAATTGTCGGTCAGCGCGAGCGTAACGTAATCGTATGGCGTCCAGTAAGTGTCGGAGTTGATGGAGCGGCCTGGCTCGTCGTCCACCGAACTTGTATGCGCCAGCTTGCAGACGAACGATTTGCCGCCGTCGTTGACACCATCACCAACCGCGTAACCCTTCAGCGACTCCCATTCGCGACGCCACTGCGTTACCGCGGGATACCCGATGATGACACCGTTCTGAGCCCACGACGCGACCATGCGATTGTAAGCGTTGAGCGTCAGAACGGCATCTTCCGGCGCAGGATCGGACGCCGCCCCGACGATGCGCAATTCGCGCAACGCTTCCGTCACGATGTCGCGCACCTTGGTCATGCGGGTTGCTCGGGCTCGCTGTCAGGTGCGGGTGCAGGCGCCGGTTCGGCTTCTGCTGCGGCTTTCTTCGCCCGCTTGGGCTTCGCAACCGGTGCAGCAGCGCCGGGAGCATCCGCCCATCCATCGGGCAGCGCTTCGCCGGGCTTGAGATTGAAGATCTGGGATTCGTCGCCGCGGTAACCCCACGTTGGAATGAGGCTGTCGTCCACTGGCGCCGGAGGATCGGAGGAGGCCATAGCCCCCTCCGTTCCATTGATGAGGCTATTCGCCATCAGCCGGTCAACCGCACGGCGAGTTCGGGGTAGATCGTCTTGACGCCGTACAGGATGTCGAGACGGATGATGTCTCGGTCCAGATCGATGTCGTACTGCTTGACGACACGAACCGACAGATTGTCGTAGCTCTCGCGAGCCTTGAACGCAGCGCCGTCCGGCAGGTCCAGGTCCGCCATCACAAGAGCAAACGCGTTCTTGTGGAAACAGAGGTTCTGCGGATAGACGCCGTTGGCCGAGCCGGTGACGATGGTCAGAGCCGCGTTGTCGGCCGGAGCCGCCGTCACGTTCTGGTATGGGCCGGTCGTCACGATCGCGGGAGCAATCGAGAGCGTCAGGTTGCCCGAACCGTCCGAAGACCCGTCTGCCAGCACGACGAACTTCTTGAGGTAGCCAAGATCGCCATACGTCTTGGGGTTCACGTCGTTGACGCCCGCAATCGTGAACACGTCGCCAGCTTTCAACCGCGAAGCCGCAGCCGCTGTCCAGCCGTCCGTGATCAGGTTTTGGCTGTTGGCCTGCGGCGTCGAGTTCGAATGCTGGTTGGCGCCGTTGATCAGCGGCGTGCCACCGAGCGGACCAACCGTGTGATTGACGATCGACTGCGCTTCGTATAGGTCCAGGCCGGCGTATTTGCCGACGCGCACCCGCTCCATGGCGCGGAGCTGCTTCTCAGGCTGGAACTGCGATTTCAAATCGTTGGCGATTTGCAGTGCCGCAGCCGGGTTGATGACGCCCGCAAGCGGTTCGCCCATCGGCGCCGCGTGCTCCATGAGATACTGCCGCGCCGCGCCAACGGCGAGGAAGGTGGAGGGCGTCGTGCCTGCCGTTCCGACCCAGCCGGGCACAGTCTTATACAAGCCCATCAGCGAGGTCTCGACCTGCTGAGCAAGCTCGATCATTGCCGGCTTGATGTAGCGCTCGGAGTAGTTCTCGATCGTCAGCGTGAGGTCCGAGCTAACGAAGTCCCAGGAGACGTGCTTTTGAGTGTCGATCGCCAGCGGGACCGTGCCTTCGATCACGTCCGAGGAGACACGGCTCGCGCCGGTCGAAGCCTTAAACTTGACAGGCTTTCTGATGGAGATCGTCGAACCGACTTTCACAAATTCCTTCGTGTAGTCGCGAAAGACGAGTTCGCCCATCACGAGGTTGTTTTTGAGCTGCATCAACGCCTCTTTGGCGATGATGGTCGGCGTAATCAGGGTATTGCTAGAAGCAGCCATGTCTTAGAAGCCTTGAGGTTGTGGCCTCAGCCGCCCATGCGCGCACGCATGTAGGTCTCCATGTCCGCAGTCTCGAGGTTGACGCCGGCAGTGCCGGTGCCTCCTGAGACGGTTTGGACAGGGGCCGGGGCCTTGCTGATCCGTCTGACGGGTTGAGGCGCGGTTAGACGCCCTTCTTGCCGAGCTAGTTCGACCGCTTGCGAGCTTGGCGGCAGGCTAAGGATGCGCCTGACTTCGTGCTCGTTCTTTGGGTCTGCCAGCCAGTGAGTAAGTTCCGCGGCTTTGTCGCTTTCAGCGATCACTTCGCACGCGATTGGAGAGAGCGGCATGCTGCCAACGAACCGGGCGGCTTGATCGATGCCCTGCAAACGCTCACGCGCGGCGTCGATCTTCGTCTGATAGACTGCGGCCATGACTGCGTAGGACTGCTTGTGCAGCGCCTCCGCTTCCTGGGCCACTTCCTCAAGACGTGTCTGTTTGACGGCGTTCGTGACCATGTGAGCCTGTTGCTGCTCATAGGTCATCTGGTCGAAGTTCTGCGGCTGCGTTTCAAGCTGCTTTTGGAGGGCAGAGTGACGTTCCACGAGCGCATCGACCTGCCGACGCAGGTTGTGCTTGGTCGCTGTCAGTTCGCCGATCTGGCGGGTGAGCTGCTCCGTACGCTTGGCGAAGCGACCCGTTGCCGGGTCTCGGTGCTGCCCATCTTGCTCGGTGGCCTGTTCGGTTTGCGGGTCTGCTTCGGCCGCAGCAGCTTCCGGCGCCTCAGACGCAGGCGTAACGATCTTCTCGGGATCAACAGCAGTGGCGCCGGCTTCCGCCGACGGTTGGGTAACTTCAGACATGGGTGATGACCTTCAGGTGGCGCGCGGATGCGCGAGGGTTACTCGTCACTCTCAGTGGCAGCCCCAGGCGATGCTGGTGGCTGGAAATGCTGAACCTGCAGCGCGGCAAGCTGAGCTTCCTGCTCGGCCTTCGATGCGTCTGCATGGGCTTTGCGGGCGGTCGCGTGGTCGATCACCGGCTGATGCGGGTTGACCACTTCGGTCTCTTGGACCTCTGGCGACACGCCGGCCATCTCAAGCTGAGACGCTTCAAGCTCCGCTTTGCGGGCTTCGGCATAAGTCTTGCGGGCCTGCGCTTGCTTCAACTCGAATTCAGCGCGGAATGCCGGATCATCCATGGGATTGGGCGGGGGTGGCGGCGGCTGGTCCGGATCGTGCATCGCTTGCGGCGGCAGCATTGCCTTGATGCGCTTGGCCGCTTCTTGCGCGTCGGGGATGTCCATGTTGCGCACGGCGATGTCAGCCAGCACGGCCTTCATCGGATCAGGCAGCACGCCCATCAGTTCGGTGATGGCCTGGGCCGCCTCGAGACGCTTGGTCGCGTAGCTCGGGCCGATGGTTACGCGCACGTCAAAGCGACCCGATGAGAGGTCGTTGACCAGAACGCGCTCCCCGTTCTGCGTATAAAGTTCGTGATTGATCGGGACGAACTGCTCGCTTTCGTCCTCGCCCACCATGCGGACAATGCGCTGGTTGTCGTAAATCTTGGGGATCAGATCGACGAGTATGCGGCCGCTGTGCTCAAGCGAGCGGGACAGGTTGTCGGCAAAGTGAAAGTTGGCCGTATCGCCCTGGCGCTCGCGTTGCTTGATAGCAACGCCGGAGGTCTCGTTGGACTTGGCACCGAGCGAGGCGTCATAAATGCCGGTGGTTGACTTGATGTCGTCGGTGGCGATCTGCGCTTCGCGCCACATGGCTTCCGGAGGCTGCGGAGCCTGCACGCGCTCTGGTTTGCCGCCTGAGCCGCTCGCGTCCGGGTCCGGGTCGTACCGCAGATAAGGCGTGTTGCGAATGTTCGCGTTGTTCCACTCACCAATGTAATTCTGAATCATCGCATCGGTGACGAGCCACGGGCTCTTGGGACCAAGCGCGATGTGCTCAGCGGCGGCAGAACGGTAGAAGTTGTAGAGCGACTGCGGGTCGCGCGCCATGCGGATCAGGCCATGGCGGATGATCTGCCGCTCGAGCGGGACTTCCTCACCGATCACCGGGACGATCGGGATATGCCGTCCAGGCCAGTGGTTCGGGCCTGAGAGAACCTGCGCACCCGTCACCAAGCTCTGCTCAAGGCGATAGCCGCGGGCTTTGCGCTGCTGTTCGACCGGACCATGTTGCATTTGGAGCATGTAAAGCTCCTGCATGTCGTAGTCGGTCGTGTCGTAGGTCTCACCGCTCTGAAATGCGGTGATGGTCCGGATCGTCGGGTGCTTGCACCAGTATTCGCCCACGACAACGTAATCGCGGGTGTTCCAGAACAAGCCTTGGCTGTAGTTATTCGGCAGCGTCTCTTGGATCGAGGTCTGATCAGCGCCGGGATAGCGGGCCTTGAACGTCTCGCGCGGCACAAGCTCGGCCACGATGCACCACATCGCGTCGGAGCGGTCGGGCTTGACCGCGGCCGGGTCCCAATACACCGCGAACGGGTACGGGATCGGCTCAATTGCAATCTCTTGGTCGAAGCTCTGATCGTCGGCATACTTGGTGATGATGCGCCAGTGACCGATGCCGCAAGCTGCCGCGTGGTAAGCCGCCTGCGCATAGACGTGCTTGGCGCTCGAGCGATACTGGATATCGTTGATGATGCCGTCGTAGACCCTGGCAAGGTTTGGGTCGTTCTTGCCATCGACCGGCGTAACCTTGATGACGGGCGCGTTCTGCCGGATGTCGTTGGTGACCTGATGGAGGAACTGCGGCAGCTTGTTGATGGTGAGCATCGGCCGATTCTGACGGGCCGAACGCGCGTATTCGGGCCACTGGTCGCCGGCGAGAAACTTGAGATCGATGATCCCTTCCTCGCGGTTGATGCGGTCGAACGTCCAAGCTTGCGCAAGGCGGCGCGAGACCTCTTGCACCATGTCATAGGGCGCAGGGTTCTCTTTCCGCTCTTCAGGCGGGCCTTCGTGGCGTTGATCTGCGTAGGTTTCGTGGCCAGCGGATGCTTGCGGCGTCACTTCTTGGCGATCTCAAAGACGAGTTCGACGCGCACCTTGGTTACATCCTTCTCGATGTCGTAGGACTGACGGCAGTCCTTGATGTCGATGTTGACCGCGTGCAGGTCTGGCGACGCTTCGATCGCCTTCTGCACGGCGTCCTTTACATTCCCATCCATGCGCCGGGCTCCGATCTACGGACCTCTTCGGGGCCGGACTTCTTCGCGGCCTTCTTGATGATCGACGGGAACAACTGCGTCAGCGCCCACACGAGAGCGTCGCAATGATCCGGAGAGCCGTGGCCTTCGTAGCCCGATGCCGTCATCTGACACATCTGGTCCTCGAGGACCGGGAACGTGCCGACGTGGCTGATGCGGCCTAGTGAGTAGAGCGCGGCGATCGGCTCAGCCCTAACGTGCTTGCCGCGCGTTGCCACGACCTCAATGATCCGGATTCCCGGCCGCACGCTCTGCAGCGTATGGCGAACCATGTCGCCACCCTGGTTGCGCTCGACGATGATCGCGTCCGCTTCCCATTTGTCGTAAGCGGCCAACGCGCGATCGGCCCATTGCCTTGGCGTTCCCTTGAGCGACACGTCATCCAGCACGTATCCGCGTTTGTCTGATCCGATCCCCGCAACGATAACGCCGTGCTCGTCAGATCCTGTTTCAGCCGACACTGCCGGATCAATCGACACCACAATGCGCTCCATCTCAGGCGCTTCGCGACGACGGTGAGCGTGGATGGTCTGACGATCCCAGATGGCGCCTATGGCGGTCGGCTCATACTCGCCCAGCCAAATGTGGGCGTAGCGGTCGCGGTTCGTTTTGAGATCGTGCAGCCGTTCGTCCTTGAGCTCGGCCGGGAAGAACGGGTTGTCGTTGTAGTTCGATTTGATGATAACCGCGTTTTCAGGCGGCTGCGTCCCGCGGAAGAACTGGTCAACCGGGTCAAGCGTGCTGCGTGGGTTCCAGGAAAACCACATTTCCGATCCGGTCTTGCGGATGGTCGGGCGTAGGAACTCAAGCGAGAGAGCGGAGAGCGTCTGCGCTTCTTCCACCCAAGCCACGTCGAATCCTTCCAGCGACTTGATCGACTCGGCCGTGTGATCCTGCATGCCCTGAAACAGCACGACGCCGTTGCCCGGCGTAACGATGTGGTCGTTGCGGGGCTTGCCGCCAAACATGGGCCAGAGCCCGTATTGAGTGATCTTGTCCTCGATCAGCCGCTTTGCCGACTCCTTGAGGCTTTTCTGGACCTCACGAACGCAGACAGCGCGCATGCCCTTCTGGACAACGGCGCGCTCAACGATGGCTTCTGCGAAGTGATGAGATTTGCCTGATCCTCGCCCACCGAATGCAGCCTTGTAGCGTTTGGGCTGCAGCAGCGGTGTGAAGACCCTAGGCGTCTGGATTTCCAGGATCAACGACGGTCCTCTTGACCTCTGAGACCTGAAGCGTGCCGCTTACGTTGTTATCGACCTTCTCGCGCCAATCGTCGGGGAAGCGAGCAGCCATGGAGCGGGACCAAGCCGTCTGGGAGAACGATGACCCTTGCGCCATCACGAGGCATTCTTGGCCTTTGTCCTCCCACCAAAGCTGCTCAAGAGCCTTGGCCTGCATTAAGGCGTCTTTAAATTCCGGGTGCGCTTCTTCCCACACATAGAGTCTTTGGCGGTGCGTTCCGAGCTTTGCCGCCATCCACGTGCGGGACTTTCCTTGTGCGCCCCACTCAATGACCTTCTCGCAATACGAGGGATCGTAATCGCTCGGCCTGCCTGCCGGCATGGTTATCTCCTATGCCTTCTGCAAGGCAGCGTCTTTGAGGGACGCCAGCATTGATTCGAAGGTTTCGAAGTTGGTCAGCGCCTCTGCCTTGATATCGACGCTCAGCGTCCCTTTCGGGCTTGTGAGCGACACAATATCGGCGTCCTTGGTCAGAGTGCAGCCGTTGTGGCCTGCGGCGATTTGCAACATGCTAAACAGTTCGTCACTCATCAGCAGCCTTTGGGCTTACCGGGCTTCGTCGGCTTGGGCATCGACTTGGGTTTCATGGCCATCTTCGGAGTCTCCTTTTCAGTGTAGATTCTGGTCACGACGAAGGGCATTCCGCCGACGAGCACGCGGTCGCCCTTCTTGACCGCGTGTGCCCGTACCTTGGTCAAGCGGCGTGTCCTGCCATACGGCGTAGATCAGCGATGGTCGTGCCGGTAATGCGGGGCATGGAGATCGCAGGGACCGTTGTGGGACGGTCTACAGTGCGAGCAACAGGGAGAAGGTCTGGCTTGTGGGTGGTCTCTTCGTCCTCGTCCCTGCGCCGATTGCGGCCAGCCAGGAAGAAGCCAATCGGGGCCATAACCATGAAGGCCAGAGAACCCCCACCCGTGACGAAGATGTTGACGAACCGGCGCGTGACCGTATCGGGCTCGATCGCTTTCTCGGGATCAACGCCGTTCATGGCCAGCCAGAGCTGAGCCGCGACGCTGACCTGATTGGTCGTGGTGTCGGACTTGTAGCCGGTGGCCGCAACCGTCTCGCGCGAGCGGTCGAGGATCTTCTTCGTGGCCTCGATCTGCTTCGTCAGATTCGATTTCTCTTCCGCCAGGGCAATGCGGCTCTCGAGGTCGTCACGCTCCTTCGTGCGCTCGAGGCACTTGGCCTTGCAGCCGCCGCGGGCTTCCTCTTGCTTGATGGCGAGGTTAGCGCTGGCGAGGCGGGCACGGAGAGCATCAGCCGTCACGGTCGCGACCCACGCATTTTGCGCTTCGAGATCGGCTAGACGCTTCTGCCACATGGCGAGGTTGGTTTCGTTCTCGCGCGTGGCCTTGATTTGCTCGTCCAGCTTGACCTTGTGAAACTCGGTCTGCTGGATGCTGCCGACGCGGACGCCAGCGCCATAGCCAAGATGGCTATACAGCGCGACGATGCCGAGCACGCACGACGCGGCCAGCATGCCGAGAGCCGAACCGTAGCGCTTGGCCTCAAATTCGCTGTAGGCTTCATCGGGCAGCATAGCAAAGAAGATCGCCACAAGGGCGAAGCCGAGGCCGTGCCATGTGGTTTGGGTGATGCCGTACTGGTAGCTTATGGCCGCATCGACGATAAGCGCGACGACACCGCACACAAGCCAGAATTGGCCCTTGTGGGTGTGTTCATTCCAGCGGCCGGAGACCATTCGGCCGAGAGCGGCGAAGAGCGAGCGCATGGCGATCTCCTGTTATTTGAACAGGCTGGGCAGCGAATACTTGAGGGTGACAAGGCCAGAGTAGGCCGCAGGCTTGATGGAGCCGCCGCCGTCGCTGATGCCAGACATCTGGGTACGATCAAGCTCGAGGCCGACGCGGATATTTTCCATCACGTCGATGTCGCCACCGATGCCGAGGACGAGGCCCTTGCCGGTCCAGTTGGCGAACTGCGGGATGGTGAGGTCCGTCTGCTGGTAGCCGATCAGGACGTAAGCGCGGGTGTTGGGGTTGATCAGGTAGCCGAGCTTGGCGCCGCCCATGTAGGCCACGCTAGACTTGATCGCAGCGCCGTCGAAGGTTGCGTTGATGTGGCCCGTCGTGACCCTGACGACGGGGCCCGCAATAAACTTGTCCATCACCGCGAAGTCGCAACCTAGGCCGATGCCAGCGGTGTAGCCGTCGCCGGCAATCGTCACGCTTTGGCCGGGGCTCTCGAGCTTGTTGTGGCTGATGGTGCCTCCAGCAAGGCCCTCAACGTAGCAGGCCGCAGAGGCGGGCGTTGCGAGTGTGACCGCCAGGGCGGCAGCGAGGGCTAGGCGCATGGTCGGTCTCCTAGTGGACGTGAGGGTCGGTGTTGACGTGTTCGTCCCACATTTCGTCGAGACGCCAGATGACGAGATCCTTGGTGGCTTCCCGGCCCATCGAAAACATGCGGGTTAGGTCGATGAGTGCCAGCACGATCAGGTCGAGTTCGTCGTCGGGCGTCAGGGCGTCGATTACTTCGCCATCGCGCATGCGATTGCCACAGCAGCAAGATCAACCACGCCAAGGCCGACGTGCGCGACGCCGAGCAACTTGGCAACGGCCAGGACGGCACAAACGATGGCGGCGAGCCGCATTACGATGCCAACGGGTTCAAGGGCTTTGTTCAAATCGGCCATGTAGACCTCGGAATCGGGAGCGCCCGCCGTGTGAGGGCGGGTGCAGGGTTTGAATTGTGCGGTTAGACAGGCTTGCGCCGTGATACTCGAACGGCCGGCAGATCGCCGTAGCCATTGGAGCGGAGGTCCGGACC